ACCCCAACCTAGGAGTGTTAAAGGAGCATCTGCCTCTGTCTGTTTAAAAACTAATTGCATGGTTTTGGCTTTTCTATGTGGATCATAAACTAATTCAGATAGTCTTGGACCATTCCAAATTAATTCGGCACTTGGAGCAGGTGCCCAATTATAATCATCCCACACGGTACCAACACCTAAAATCTTAAAATCTTCACAAAATTCTTCTTCGGAACCTAAATCATAAATAGAACAGAATTCAAATTCGTATGTGTCATCCGCGGCTTCGGCAAATATGCGTGCATTTTTGTATAACTTTTGCACCATTGGTTGACCAAACATATAGGGTCTAGAAACCAATTTCATATAAATAGGATCGCCATTGTCGCTAGTGCCGGTATTCATTTTATAATACTGACCGCTTAAATTTGTGTTACCAAAGTAAATATCTAGTCCACCACTTGCAGTGGCTTCAGTTTGAAAAAAACAACCTGCTCTAAGTCCTGGATGGGTAATATTACTTGTTCCTTCACCATAAGTAGTCCATCTAAATTCGGGGTATTGCTGATAATCACCAACTAAAGTTAAGTTTGGTTCTGAGGCACTTGTGTCTTCAAAAACTTGTATATAAATTCGTCGGTTTTTAGTATCGTTAATCGCGCTGACTTTATAGGATTTAGTTCCACTAAAGTCGCAATTTCTAATTGTTTCTTGTATAGATTTTGCAATTGGTCTCACATTTTGACCATCCGTTGCATATACATTATCTCTACCTAAAAAGATCAGTTCATCAAATACTTGAGTTTGAGCATAGTGTGAAACGGCTCCGATGTGTTCAGAAATTTCGCGATAAATATAGGTTACAGGATCTTCATTTCTACCTAAGTCTGGTAAACCTACTTCTTCTAACCGTCCAATAGATCGCTCTTTAAGAACAATTGGAATACCTTTAATTTGACCGGCCCCTACCACAGCATCTGCAGCACCAAATTGCCCCTCAACTGAGAACTCATTTACCACAGGAAAACTCTCTGGTAAAGGCCCGTTAAACCCTATTTTAGAAAACCTACCTCTATTCATAGAAGGATGAAATACTAGAAGTCTATTTCTTGCAATAACTGGAAATCTAGCTTCATCATAATCTGTATACTCTGTAAGTCTTGTGTTATCTAAAGATATTTGTTCGGATTGCAAAGCATAATCTGATGAAATAGATGCATATGCGGATAGATTAGCTTGAATTTCATCTTCTAAAAACAAGACGTTACCATTAACAAAGGTTCTAAAAATTCTTATTTTTTTATCTAAGTGCGACAGATTAGCATCGCCGTATGTTGGTAACGCAGTTAAAGTTAGGTTAATTGTCTTATTTGTAGATGTTGTATCAATTGTTGCTGATAATTCTGAAGGGCTGCTTTCAGCCACTAAAATATTGTTATAGTAAAAGGCATATGTGTATGCATATACATATTGTCCTTCTTCTAGATCTCCACCGGCAGCGTTTGTGCCAGTAGGGGCAGTAGAGGGGGGATCGATGCCCATATCTCTAGTTGCAGACTGTGCCTCATAAACTTGGGGTATGAGTACTTTGCCGCCGTCAAATACAAAAAGGCTATCGCTTAACTGTGCAAAAGACGGTCTGCCGTTAAAACCAAAGCCACTTTTTACAGACACAAGATTTCCTGCTACAATCTTGCCTAAATAAGCTGCAGTTGCATTGTCTGTAGCGTATAGCAAAGTTTGAGCTGTACCATCACTTAGTTTAAATTCAATGCCCTGTCTAATATTATAGCCGGTTGCCGGTGTGTCTAAAGCCTCTTCAAAACCGCTACGTTTTACATAGCCGCCAGTTGACCCAATATTGACGTTAAGTGCTTCACGCACGTATCCTGGGGCCATTAAATTTTCAGGTGAAGTGGTATCTAAACCCTTCGCATCTGAATATTCTAATTCTTGTACGTAGTTCTTAGTGCCCATTAGTCATCCCAAACATTAAATCCAGGGACATCATTATTTCCGTTAACCCCGTCAAAACGGGCTTCCATCAAAGAACGAATTCTTGGGTTTTCTGCATCTCCAAGATTTCTCATGTCATCTAAAATATCTGCCCGAATAAGCGCCATTGCTTCTTGTTTTTTAACTGGGGCACGATCATCATTTTCACGGTCAAGTGCTAAAGCAATAACATACTCTATTAAAGACTCTTGGTATTTATACGGAATTGATACTGCAGATGTCATACTATCTGGATCTGGTACAGTTGGGGTTATTTTACCATCAATTTTAAGTGACATTGCCTTTACAGTAGGAGGCCAAATCCTGATTGTATTATCACCAACAATAGCCCAGTGTGACGGGGTATCATTGGCAGATCCATCGTTATTATCCGCGTCAAACCGCCTAATCTGGTTTAAATCAATTCGCTTTAAAACAACGCCATCAGCCTCAGCTCGAATTGTTTCAACATCAGTAGCGGCCATTAAAAATCCAATATTTGCTACAGAAAGATCGTATTCTGCCTGGCCTGTAACTGTAGTTAAACTTAGTCCTGTTTTGCGTAAAAAAGACCAGTCATGCATTTTGCAAAATCTAAAAATTGCTAGTGGAACCGCTTGACGAACGTAGTCTCTAAAACCAGAACTTGTATTGCCAACATAGTTAACAACTCTAGAAACTATATCATTTCCAGTATAGCCTGTTGTTTGGTTAATCGCCATTTTCAAACCTCTTCGCAAATTCTAGCTTCTGAAAGAAGCTCATTTTGTCGTAATCTGACTCACCTAAACCCTTGCAATTAAATGCTTTTCTTACTTTGTCTAGGGTTGCAACTTTTTTATTTACTAGAGTCAGTGCTATACTTCGCCATCCAGGGACGCACATTCTTGAATACTCTAGGTTAAATATATCATATTCTGGGATAAAGTCAATACAAATTCCACAAATAAATGTATCTAATTCACCTTTTTCTAAGGCTTCCAAATACTTAATATGATTAGGGTTTACAGACCCATATTGTTCTCTAGAAACACTCATTTCATGTCTTTTAGGGTTTTTAAGATAAATACCCGAATGGCGATGCCCTTCTTCTCTTTTCACAGACTTATCCGTTTGGACATAAAGTAGAGAATTGACTTTTTTAAGTCTATTTTGAAAGTCGCCTATAAGCATTGCAGTTTGCCTCGCTGGAACAAGTGTAAACATAGTATGCGAAGGGGACGAACTTTTTCGCCCCCTCCTACTCATATTAGATACCTGAAGCACCGTTGATTGCAATAACTCTTTTTGAGCTTGCGTCAAGATACTTAACAGCAAAGCCGTTAATTTTATATCCAACTGTTGCAAACTGATCCAATGGATCGTTAGCACCAGCAGAACCATGACGTTTTACAATCATTTTCATTGCATCGCTGTTTAGTTCAACAACTCCAAATGCTTCTTCTCCGATTACAAAAGACTGGTGAACATCAATTCCACCAGCTCCAGAACCGACTGAGGTTAGCATTTTATCAGACACCAAGAATCGCATTCCATACATGCGGCCAATTTCACCATTTAACAATGGTTTATTGTCCACACTTTTATGGATATCTAGAAATGATCCGTCATTAGTATCAACTAATAGATCATATTCTGCTCTTGGATGAAGAACTGCAACATAATCACCGGACTCGTGTGGTCCGATATAATCGGCTTTTTGACGAATCATAGCTTCAATTAGTTCTTTGTGTGAAAGAACATCGCCAGCTTGGATTGCGGCAAAGTTTGCTCGATTATTTACGTTTTGATTTGAACAGTTATTAGCCAATTCAGCAACACAAAGTTGTTCAATGGTTTTAGCTGCTGCAACACCAAAACGCTCAGATAGATTGTCCATTACAGGATCAATTGCTGTATCTGACAAAAGGTCAGAAACTTTAGCATATTGCCCGTATTGTGCAATCGATGCAGTTACGTTTGAAGTGCTGAAAGCAATTTCAGCAGGTGGGGTTCCTTCTGTCAATGTGGATGTACTTCCAGCAATTGCAGAATATCTTAGCCACTTAACATCTTTTCCATTTCCTTTTGGAAGTCTTTGTTTTCTTCCGAGAGGTTGTAGGACCAAACGAGGTTCAAGTGTGCTAAGGAGTTTTTTCTCATAGTACAGGTGCAGGTTTGCACTGTTTGTACTTGTTGTTGATGTAGCCATTTTTTAGCTCCTAATTAATCGTCAGATCTTCCTAATGCTTTACGCATTTCTTCTAAAGAGAGATCAGTAAAACTGACTTGTTTATCTCCTTGAGACGTGGATGATTCTGACTGCGCACGTTGTTTTTCAGATCGCACAGAAAGACCATCTTTCTGGGCGCGCTCAGCAGCTTGTTTGGTGTAATAATCAATATCGGCACCACGAGACATAAGATCTAATGCCCTTAAAGCTTTCACAGAAGAAAGCGCTTCAGGTCTAATGATATCTTGCATCTCTAAAGCAAGTTGCTGCATAATTGGTTCTCGTCTAGCATAGTCGGGATTATTCCGTTTTTGTGCGTTATAAAACTCCGAAGCTTCTGCTTGCATCTGAGCCAAAGTTTGCTTTTTGAGTTTAGTAGAAACAGAGTTATTTAACTCTTTTAATGCTTCTCTAATAGCAACTCTTGGATCTTCTTCAAACTTAGCTTCAAACACAGAAACAGGGTCCACTTCTTCCTCTGCTTGAATTTGAACCTGTCTCGGCGCTTGAACTTGATTTTGATGAGTAGCGTATGCGCTCTCAACTTGTTTGTATCTTGTTTCAAGCTCCTCTTTGTCTTTTCGAGCTGACCCTAATTCGCTTGCTAGTCGTCCACGATCTCGTTCTAGCTCTTTATAAGCTTGAATGATTTCCATTGGACTCTTACCAACAAATTTTTGCGGTATAGAGTTAGCGTCTTCAACTGCTTCAGATTGTCCTTGAGTAGACAACTCAGGGGTCTGTTGCTCAGTTGTGGCCTGAGCATTGCTTTCTTGCGAGGTCGCCTGTTGATTTGCGATTGTCTCGTT